AGGCTTGGGGTGCAAACTCCAAGGAAGACGCAAAGGCAAAAGCTAAAGCTATATCCGCAAGGAACAAAGCGAAAGCAAGCAGATGACTTACTTAGAACTTGTAAACGATGTATTAGTAAGGTTGCGTGAGACAACAGTTTCTACTGTTTCCGAAACAACTTATTCTTCCCTAATTGGCAAGTTTGTAAATGATGCCAAACGTCAGATTGAAGATGCTTTTTCTTGGAATGTTTTGGGTCAAACCATTACTGTTACCACTGTAGCATCTACAGCATCGTATTCCTTAACAGGTGCTGGTCAGAAGTTTCAAGTCATGGATGTAATCAATACAACAAGTAATGTTGGGCTTACAAACATCAGCTTTGTGGACATGAACCGCAAGCTTAACTTTACTCCACTTGTCAACTCAATACCTACAGAATTTGCTTTTGATGGTGTTGATGGGAGTTACGACACCAAAGTAAATTTGTACCCAATACCTGATGGTGTTTACACAATCAAATTTGCCTTGACAGTGCCACAGGCTACCTTGACATCAGATGCAACTGTTGTGTCTGTTGCTGATACTTTGGTGGCTCAGAATGCCTATGCCCGTGCATTAGTAGAGCGTGGTGAAGATGGTGGTTTGACTTCATCTGAGGCATACCAGTTATATAAAGCTATGTTGTCTGACAGTATTGCTTTGGAAGGCACTCGCTATCCTGAGAATCAGGAATTTGTTGCAATATGAGTCAAGCACTCCAGACTTATTCTTTAACAGCCCCTGGCTTTCAAGGGTTGAATACCCAAGAATCGCCTCTTGATTTGTCTCTTGGATATGCCTTAGTTGCTCAAAATGCAATCATTGACCAGTATGGACGGATTGGCTCTCGCAAAGGATACTCTAGGGTAAATTCTTCTAGTGGTAATTTGGGTGCAAATAATGTTACTGTTATCAATGAGTTAGTGCAAGCAGATGGTACTTTGACTGTTTTATTTGCTGGCAATTTAAAGTTATTTAAACTTGATGGTTCTAATGCTGTCTCTGAACTAACCTATGGTGGGGGGGGTACTGCACCAACCATTACTGCAAATAATTGGCAATGTGCATCTCTAAACAGCATTACATATTTCTTCCAATCTGGGCATGACCCATTGATATTTGACCCTGCTGTAAGCACTACAACATATCGTAGGGTTTCAGAGAAAACAGGGTATGTAGCTACAGTCCCATCAGCAAACATCGTTATATCTGCTTTTGGCAGATTATGGGCGGCAAATACTACAACCAACAATGCTACTGTTTTCTTTAGTGACTTAATTTCAGGTCATGTGTGGGCTACAGGCACTGCTGGTTCATTGAACGTAAACAATGTTTGGGTAAATGGTGCTGATGAAATTACTGGTTTAGCGGCTCACAATGGATTTTTGTTTATCTTTGGTAAGCGTCAGATTCTTATTTATGCTGGTGCTACTGCACCATCAACAATGACTCTTAGCGACACTGTTGAAGGTATTGGTTGCATTTCTAGGGATAGCATACAAACAACCAGTACAGACGTTATTTTCTTGTCAAACAGTGGTGTCAGATCATTGATGAGGACTATTCAAGAGAAGTCATCTCCAGAGCGTGATTTGTCTAAGAATGTCCGTAATGATTTAATGAGTGCTGTTTCAGGTGAAACTGCATCAAATATTAAAGCTATATATTCTGAAGCAAATGCATTTTATTTATTAAATCTTCCAGCCTCAAAATACGTTTACGCATTTGATACAAAAGCAATCATGCAAGATGGTTCTGCTAGATCAACAATTTGGGACAATATTGAGCCAACATCTTTTTGTGCAAGACGTAATGGTGATTTATTGATTGGTAAAAATGGGTACGTTGGAAAATATGGTACATACTTGGATGATGCAACGTCCTATAGGTTGGCATACTTTACAAATAATTCTGACCTTGGTGATGTAAATGTTACATCTATTTTAAAGAAGATAAAAGTTATTGTTGTAGGTGGTTCAAATCAATTAGTAACCTTGAAATGGGGTTATGATTTCACAGGAAATTATTACTCATCACAAGTAAGCATACCAACTCAATCAACTTCTGAATATGGTACTGCTGAATATGGTGCAAATGCCACAGTAGTAGCATATTACACATCTGGAGTTGCATTAACAACAATAGAAACAAATGCAACCAGCAAAGGAAAAATTGTTCAAATAGGTGTTGAGATGGATATAAATAACAGTCAGTTATCTATCCAAAAAATTGAACTTCAAGCCAAAAATGGCAAGATTGCATAGGAGAAAAAATGTCAAACTATACACAAACAACAAATTTTGCAACCAAGGATGCACTTGCATCTGGTAATCCTTTAAAGATTGTTAAAGGTACTGAGATCAATACTGAGTTTGCAAATATTGCAACTGCTGTTGCAACTAAAGCAGATTCGGCTAGTCCTACCTTTACAGGTACAGTGACAATTCCTACATTGGCTGTTTCTGGTGTAGCAACTTTAACCTCCCAACCAATTCTTTCTAGCCTAACAGCGTCTAAACCTGTATTTACAGACGCATCTAAAGGTTTGGTGAGTACAGGTACGTTAGGGGCAGATCAAGGAGGTACGGGAGTTGCAAACAATGCCGCAATGACTGTCACAGGTTCTGGTAACTTTGCTTTCACTCGAACTCTGACAGGCACAACAAACGTAACTTTACCAACAACAGGAACTTTGGCTACGCTTGCAGGAACAGAGACTTTTACTAATAAAACTTTAACAAGTCCCGTAATAGGGGGTACTCCAACAGGTGTTGGTGTTCTTACCTCAGGCACTGCGGTTGCGTCTACCAGTGGGACATCAATTGACTTTACTGGCATCCCGTCATGGGTGAAGCGTATTACTGTGATGTTTACTGGTGTTTCAACAAACGGTGGTTCTGTAATACAAGTTCAATTAGGAACTGGGTCAACTACTTACACAACAACTGGGTATTTAGGAAGTTCTCTAGCTTCTACAAACGGCGCTTCTCCTCTTATTATTTTGCAAACCGCAGGAATGGCAATTGGCCCTGACGGTGCGGCAACATTTATTAAGCATGGAACACTTGTTATAACAAATATTACAGGAAACACTTGGGTTGGAAACGGTAACGGCGCTAACAGTGAAATTGCTAGGGTATGGACTTGCGGTTCTAGTATTGCACTTGCCGCTGTCCTTACCGCAGTCCGCATAACCACCGTCAACGGCACAGACACATTCGATGCTGGCTCTGTCAACATTCTTTACGAGTAAACAATCATGACACACAGAATCGTAGCCAACGTACAAACAGGCCAAGTCACTCAAGTGGAGTACACCGCTGAAGAACAAGCGGCGCATGATGCGGCGGTAGCGGCTGAAGCACAAGCACTTGCTGAAGCGCAGTCTCAACAACAAGAACAACAGCAACAAACAAATACACCAACATGATGATTCAAGATTCTCAATTTCGCATTACTCATCATTTCAGTGATGGGTTGTATGCTAAAGAGTCATTCTTTACAGCAGGAATGGCAATCATGAAGCATACGCACAACTTCAGTCATTTGTCTATTTTGGCTCATGGCAAGGTTGCTGTATTGCGTGGTACTGAGATTGATATTGTTTCTGCTCCCGCTTGCATTGAGATTGAGGCTGGTGTTACGCATGGTGTAAAAGCCATAACTGATTGTGTTTGGTTTTGCATTCATGCCACAGACGAGAAAGACCCGTCTAAAGTGGATGAGATTTTGATTAAAGGGGATTGATATGCCATTCAGTGCAGTATTAGGATATTTAGGGGCGCAAGAACAAGCTGGCGCTACAGAGGCGGCGGCTAACACTTCTGCAAGGGCTCAACTTGAATCAGCTAGGTTAGCGGCTGAAGCGGCTAGATTTCGCCCTGTTGGGATTACTACCCGTTATGGTAGTTCTAACTTTCAGATGTCTCCTGAAGGCTACTTAACTGGCGCTGGTTATAACGTCAGTCCTGAACTAAAAGCCTATCAAGATCGTTTGATGGGTTTAACTGGTGGCGCTTTAACTCAAGCTGAACAGGCTCAACAACAGTATGCTCCTTTGTCTCAGGCGGCTACAGGTTTGTTTGGATTGGGTCAGCAGTATCTTGCACAAACTCCTGAACAGGTTGCGGCTAAATATATCCAACAGCAACAGGATTTGCTTGCTCCTAGCCGTGAGCGTCAGATGGCTCAGTTGCAAAACCAGTTGTTCCAACAAGGTCGTAGTGGATTATCTGTAGGTGCTACAGGTATGCGACCAAGTGGTGCGGCTGGCTTGGGTGCTACTACTCCTGAGTTGGAAGCCTACTACAACGCTATTGCTCAACAGGATGCTCAGTTGGCGGCAAATGCACAGCAAGCTGGTCAACAGAATGTTGCGTTTGGTACAGGATTATTTGGAACAGGAAGCCAGTTGTTAGGTCAGTATCAAGCTGGTCAAGTTGGCGCATTGAACCCATTTACAACCTATTTGGGTGCTGGTTCTACCATTGAGTCACTTGGACAACAGCCTTTAGATATTGGCGCACAGTTGGGTGGTCGTGCGGCTACTGCTGGCGCTAATGTTGGTCAGTCATTGTTAACTGGTGGTATTAGTGCCGCTAGAGCGCAACAAGCTGGTGCTGGATATAGTCCATTGGGCGGTTTGTTGCAAGGACTTGGTAGTAGCCAAAAACTACAAACTGGCTTTGAGAATTTGTTTAGAGGTAGTCAACCAGTAGAAACTGGATATACGGGAACTCCGTATATGACTGGCGCTCAAAATGACCAGTTAGCGGCTAGTTTTAGATATAACCAACAACCTAGTTCATCAGTATTCGTACCTTGATATAAGGAATAATCATGGCAACCTCAGAAATTCTTGGTTTATTTACTACTCCTGAACAGTACCAACTTGCTCAACAGCAAGCACAACAAGCGCAAGCTATTCAGTATGCAAATCTTGACCCAATGGCTCGTGCTAACTATGGGACTTTTCGTGCTGGTCAACAGTTAGGTGGTGCTATTGGCGGTGCTTTGGGTGGTCAAGACCCACAGTTGCAGTTGATTGCTCGTAGACAACAATTGGCTAGTCAGTTAAACCCCAATGACCCTGATTCTTATATGATGGTTGCAAAGATGGCGGCAGATGCTGGTGACCAGCAGTTTGCTATTGCCATTTCTGATGCTGGTAGAAAAGCTATGAGTGAATATGCTCTTATTCAGCAAAGAACAAGAGAACGACAAGGCGCAGACCCATTCCAACAGATTATTCGTTCTGGTAAATATACTCCTGAAAGTTTGGCTACATACCAAAAATCTCAAAATGTTGGAGATTTGGTTTTACTTGAAAAAGAAGGTGCAACAACTAATGAAATTCAAAATGCAACTCAATTAGCTTTACTAAAAGGTGAACGAGGTACACTAGAATTTAATGCTGAGTTTAATTCTCAACTTGCTCGTTTGACAACAAAAGAACCAAAGACTCCTGCAAAAGAAGAAATATTTGATTTGGTTGATAAATTAAAAACACTTGACCCTGTTAAAGACAAATTTGAGTATGACACTCTAAAAGCAAGAGTTGAAAAACTTACTACTAAAGGTAAATCTATAGAAGAAACTATAGGTGAGGGTTTTGGAATGCTTGGGAAAGCATTAGCCGCAGGACAAAAGAAAGAAGCTGAAGCAATTGGTACTTTTAGTGCTGAAAGTTTCAAGAATCTTGGCTCTGCTGTTGCCGCCTCTACTGCTTCTAGAAGGAATATTTCTACCCTTGAATCGGCATTGAAAAACGCATTTACTGGTAAATTTGCAGAAGGAAAAGAATCTGCTGTTGGTGCTTTGATTGCTCTAGGCGTTCCTGTTGGAAGTGATTTAAAGAATGCAACATCAAACACTCAACTGATTCAAGCTATGGGTACTCGATATATCTTCCCATTGGTTAAGAATTATCCAGGCTCTTTGGCGGCAAAAGAATTGGCAAGTTTGGAAAAAACTGCGCCTAATGCTTTGCAACAACCTGAAACAATCCAAAGACTTGTTAACTTGTTAAAAGTAGATTTGGCTGAGAATGAATATACATACGGCAAAGCAAAAGAGTTTAAACAAGCAAACAAGGGTTCATTGATAAACTTTAATGAAGCTGATTCTCGTATTGACTTCCAGAAGAAATTTGGTAGATTGCAAGAGGTTGTCAATGGTGTTAAGCGCAAGCAAGCTAAGACAAGAGAAGAAGACGCAGAAATCAACCAGTTGAAAAAAGAACTTGGTATTGGAGGCTAATATGGCTGATGAATATGATGTAAGTGCTATTCCTTTTACCGATGAAAAGCCTCAAGCACCAGCATTAGACATGAGCAAGTCGGTGATGAGTCCTGAGTATCGTTCTCGTGATGCGTTTGGCGCACAAGAATTAGGTGGTCTTGCTGGCGCTTTAACTTTCGGTGGAATTGGAACTGCTGTTGGTACTCCATTACTAGGTATACCAGCTAGTGCTTTGGGTGCTGGTGTTGGTGGGTTTTTAGGTGAAACCTATGAACAATTCTCAAGAGGAGAAAAGCCAGCTATTTCATTGGCAACTGATGCTGGTATAGAAGAAGCGGCTTGGGATTTGGGTGGCAATCTTGTTCTCAAAGGACTTGGTAAAACGTTACGCTTTGGTGCTGACAAGTTAGGCTTTACAGCTAAGGATGCTCCTGATGCAAATAAGGCGGCAGAAACATTCTTACAACAATATGGTTCTTCTTTACCCGCAAGTCAAAGGACTGGTAAAAATATCTTCTCTGCCTTAGAGGGTATTACTATGACTCCTGCTACTTACGACATCTTTAGGGTAAAAGAAAAGGAAATCCAAGATGCCTTAACTACTGGCTCACAAGATATTTTGAAGTCATTAGCAAAAAGTCCTGAGTTGGATATGGCATTGCGAACAAATACCTCATCGCAATTTTCATCAGGTGAGATTTTGCAAAACTTCATCAAGCAAGGTGAAGATTCTTTAAGCAAGGCTGTTGACCCACTTTACAGAGATATTTTTACAGATAAAGCATCTCGTGTATCCATGTTTAGCGTGAAGCAATTTGCTGATAAATTATTGTCAGACCCTGCCGCTTTAACCAAAGGTCAAAGATCAATTCTTGAGGAAATGAGGGCGCTACCTCCTCAAGTTGATGTTCCTTTGTTGCATCAAATTCGCAGTCGTTGGCTTGCGGAAAATCGTGATAAGTATTCTTCTCGTGTATCAAGTGAGAAAGACTCTCGTGCGGCTGGAACAATATCAGATTTTATTTCTAAATTTGATGAAGCAATGGATTTCTCTGCTAACAGGACTCTTAGCAAAGACTCATTGACCAAATATAGACAAGTAACTAATACTTATCGCAAAGGAATCCAAGGTCTTCAGACTGAAGCTATACAAGACGCATTGACAAAAAACCCTGAAGAAGTTGGTGGATTTTTATTTGGCTCTGGCAAAGAAACTCCAATTAAAGATTTGTTTAAATCTGTTACTGCCGCATCTAATCTATCAGGTAAGCCATCAAAAGAAATCTTTGATGCTTTGCGATATGGTTATCTTGAGGCAATGGTTAATACGCCTGAAAATATGTTGAAGTTTGCAAAGAATTTAGAACAAGACAAAGCATTTGCAAACACATATAACAGGTTGTTTAGCGGTACAAGTCAAGATGCCGCCATCAAGCAAATGAATGAGGCCGCTAAATTAGGGTTGGTTGAGGCAAAGCCTATGGCTGGACTTAACTATAGAACAACTGCCGCCGCTTTGAATGTTTTAGCGCCAACAGTAGGACTTGGATATTACTTCCTTTTGAGTCCTGAACAACAACAGAAGATTACTGACAATCTTGGCTCTGCCGCTATTGCTGGTGGTTCTCTTGTGTTGTCCCAAAGAACACTTGCCAAGGCTCTACTAGACCCTAAAGGTGCAAAAGCAATTAAATACTTATCAACAGCAAGAGATAAATTGACTTCTCCTACAGCATTTACAAAGTTAGTTGTAGAGCCATTGTCAAACATTATTTCTGCTGAAGAAAAGCCTATTCAGTTGCGTGATGTTGAAAATGAATTTGATGTTTCTAACTTCCCAATAAGGTAAGGAAACAAAATTGACCCAATCTCTATTTGTCTTCTTGCGGCTGGCTTGGTCAAAAACATCCAAGCTGGCTGTGACCTCTATAAGCAAGCTAAAGAGCAGTTTGTCTCTATTAAGCGTACTGCTGATGAAGTTGTTGCCATTGGTAAAGAAGTCAAAGGATTTTGGGGTTCATTGCGTAAACTATTTGGCGGTAGTACCAAGCCTGAAGCTACAAAGTCTGTGGCAAAGGCTAAGAAGTCAGACTACGTTGCTGTTGAAGAAACTCAAGTCAAAGCTGACATCGTTAAGAACCTGAGTGAGTTTTTTAAGTTACAGGAACAGTTAGAAGCGCACATTAGGGAATCAGAGGAGAAGGCTAGGACTGTAGTTTTCTCTGATGATGTGAACTTGATGGAAGAAGCCCTAAACAGGGTTTTGGCGCAACAAGAGATGGAGAGGTTGGTAGTTCAGATAAGAGAGTGCATGGTCTACCAATCCCCTCCTGAGATGGGTGCTTTGTATTCTGAAGTGTTCAGCATGAGAGACATTATTGCGGCAGAGCAGGAGAAAGCAAGGAAAAATCGGGATGCAGAATCATGGCTACGAAAGGAAAGGGAGCGTCTTCTAGCAGAAAAACAAGCATACCTGTTGGTAGCTTTCC